CCAATGGGTCAGTTAGTTCAGACTATGTTAGAGTCAGGTGTGAAACTAGGCGTATCTAGTCGCGGTAGCGGTAACGTTAACGAGGCTGATGGCAAAGTAAGTGACTTTGAAATAGTCACAGTAGATGTAGTTGCACAACCAAGCGCACCTAATGCGTATCCAACAGCGATTTACGAAGGACTGATGAATATGCGTGGTGGCAGTAAGGTATTCGAAATGGCACGTGAAGCCAGTGCAGATCAAAAAGTACAAAAGTATTTGAAAGAGCATGTAACACGCTTAATCAAAGATCTTAAAATTAAATAGGAGATCAGAATGTTAGACGCTATCAAACCATTGTTGGAAAGCGGCATTATTAATGAGTCTACCCAAACTGCTATTACAGAAGCTTGGGAAAGTCAAATTAATGAAGCACGTGAAACGATTCGCGCTGAATTGCGTGAAGAATTCGCAAACCGCTATTCACATGACAAAGCTGTAATGGTTGAAGCTCTAGACAAAATGGTTACTGAAAGTCTTACCGCTGAACTTAAAGAGTTCGCCGATGAGAAACAAGCTCTTGCAGAAGACCGCGTGAAATTTAAACGTCAAATGGTTGAAAGCACAGGTAAATTTAACGACTTTATGGTTGGTAAATTAGCTGAAGAGATCAAAGAGTTACGTACAGATAAAAAAGTTCAAAACGAAAGCATTGCTAAGTTAGAAAAATTTGTTATCCGTGCATTAGCTGAAGAGATCAAAGAGTTTGAACAAGACAAACAAGCTGTAGTTGAAACAAAAGTTAAACTTGTTGCTGAAGCTAAATCAAAATTAGCTGAATTACAACAAGCATTTGTAAAACGTAGCTCTAAACTTGTTAAAGAAGCAGTAGCACAAAACCTAGGGTCAGAATTAGCTCAACTAAAAGAAGACATCCAAACTGCTCGTGAGAACATGTTCGGTCGTCGCTTATTTGAAGCATACGCAGCAGAATTTGCTGTTACTCACTTAAATGAGAACAAAGAATTTGCTAAACTTCAAGCTCAATTAGCTAAGAAAGAACGTCAATTAGCTGAAAGCAAACAAGTTATTGCTGAAAAAGAAGCATTAGTTGAAACTAAGAACCGTGAAGTTCGAGTTATTAACGAAAGCATTGCTCGTAAAGAGAAAATGACAGAGTTATTAAAACCATTAAACAAAGAGAAAGCTGAAGTAATGATCAGTCTTCTTGAGAGTGTGCAGACAGAAAGACTACAAACTGCATACGATAAGTATCTACCAGCAGTTCTAAACAACGCACCAACAGTCAAAGCTGAGAAAGTGATGATTGCTGAAAGTCGTAAAGAAGTGACAGGTGATAAATCTGCTAAAATTGACGTAATTGAAAACGGTGACAATGTCATTGATATCAAACGTTTAGCAGGGCTAAAATAGTAGTAAACTTTTTTTAAGGAAAATAAGAAATGACAACCCAACTATTAGAAGGCCGTTGGAATGAGACCAAAGACGCCCTGTTAGAAGGTCTACAAGGTTCTAAAAGAACTACAATGGCTGTTATCTTAGAAAATACTAAGAAACACTTGATGGAAACTGCAACCAGTGGCGCTACTGCTGTTGGTAACGTAGCTACATTAAACCGCGTTATTCTTCCAGTAATTCGTCGTGTAATGCCGACAGTTATTGCGAATGAAATCGTTGGTGTACAACCAATGACTGGCCCAGTGGCTCAAATCCACACTCTACGTGTTCGTTACGCTGATCAAGTTACTGCAACTTCAGGCGACAGCACAAACGGTGGTGATGAGGCATTAAGTCCATTCAAGATTGCAACAGCGTACTCTGGTACAACAGCAGGTAAAGCAGCTTCAACATCAACACTTGAAGGTGTACCTGGTAACCGTATCAACGTACAAATCTTGAAACAAGTTGTTGAAGCTAAAACACGTAAATTAAGCGCACGTTGGACATTTGAGGCAGCTCAAGATGCACAAAGTATGCACGGTTTAGATGTTGAAGCTGAAATTATGGCAGCTTTGGCTCAAGAAATTACAGTTGAAATTGACCAAGAGATTTTAGCATCTCTAATGGCACTTTCAGGTAACACATACAACTACAACCAAGCTACAGTATCTGGTACAGCTACATTCGTAGGTGACGAGCACGCAGCTCTAGCAGTTTTAATTAACCGCGCTGCAAACTTGATCGCTCAACGTACACGTCGCGGTGCAGCTAACTGGGCAGTTGTAAGTCCAGAAGCATTAACAGTACTACAATCTGCTACAACTTCAGCTTTTGCTCGTTCAACAGAAGGTACTTTCGAAGCTCCAACTAACACAAAACTAGTTGGTACTTTAAACAATGCTATGAAGATCTATGTTAACTCATTTGCAGCAACAGGTACAGCAGTATTAGTAGGTTACAAAGGTTCTAGCGAAGCTGATGCAGCTGCGTTCTATTGCCCATATGTGCCTCTAATGAGTTCTGGTGTTGTTCTAGATCCAAATACGTTTGAACCAGTAGTAGGCTTTATGACACGTTATGGTTATGCTGAGCTTACAAATACTGCTTCATCTCTAGGTAATGCAGCTGACTACTTAGAAGCGATTGGTATTAGCAACCTATCATTCCAATAAGATTTATTCTTTAGGATATGAAAATAAAAATAGCACCTTCGGGTGCTATTTTTTTATCTAAGCATAATACTCAAAACGTTCTGTTATATCATAGCCATCTTTGCGTTTAACATTTCTTACAGCTTGTAGCAGTACGTTAGCATCCTTTTGACAAAAGTTAGGATGCCTAAAATTCCACGCACGTTTACTTTCTGCCTTATCTAAACAATATAACAAATCCATTTTAATATCAAAACTTTTAGTAGTTCTAAGTAATTCATTCATGTCTTGTATGTCTAAAAAATATTCTACATATTTCTTAGTAGCGTTAATAGTATTGTAGTTAGTAGCACCGCCCTTAAAAACGGGCTTAACACCTTTGTATTTTGCGTTGTACCAAGTCATATTAAACTCCTTATACAAATGAACCGTAATTATACTATCTAAGCTGTTAAAAGTCAAGCTACGATAAATATATGTGTTCGCTCCGTAAGGGGAGTTTATGCGGCACCCACCGCGTAGGCCTAGAACGCCAACCATAAGGAGAAAAACAAATGGGACGTCCTATTAAATTAACATCAGGCAGTACAAACGATATCGGATATGCTAGTGGCATTGGTGGTACAATTGGTGCACCATACGCAGTAACAGGCGTATACACAATCGATTTCCAATATGCAGACTCAACAGGCACAACACATGCACACGGTTTTGCATACAAACAACGTAGTAAACACAGATTTGATGTAGCCGACAGCTCAAGTTTTAACGCTAACACTACAGTGTATCTACGTAACACAGACATTGGTAATCTAGCAGCCGGTCAAGCAAGTGTTATATGTTATGACTACACAGGTACACAATTCTATGCTAAAGAATTACAAGATCACTGGGTAGTCGACTGGAATGGCAATCGTTGGGCTTATGATATTCAAATTGCAGCTACATCTACAATGGCTAACGTAGCTACAAACTAAGGAGAATATCATGGGAAGACCAATTAAAAGAAAATATTTTGGCGTTGGTAACGTCAATGATGGCGAAGTATTTGATGGTGCAGGCGGCGAAGGTCTAGCTAGTGTAACTATTACTAATCCAGGAACAGCATATTCACAAGGTATTAGCTTCACAGTAGCACCAAGTCCAATTGGTGGTATTACAGCGGTTGTTGGCGATACTGAATTTGCTAACGGGGTTATTGCAACAACGTCAGTAATTACATCAGGTAGTGGTTATGTAACGGCTCCGGCTATTTCAATTGTTAAACCATCTAACGTGGTAGTTACTGCTACTTCTGTATATCCAGCTAACGGCAACGTTACTGTTTCAACTACATCTGGTTTATACTTAGGTATGGTAGCTAACGTAGGGTTCAGTGCCTCAGCAACTATTACATCTATTAACGTATACGGTACTAATGTAGTTACTATGTCAAGTGCTAACACAGCACCGTTAGCAGGTACTACTATTGCATTCGGTGACGTAGGTTACGGTGGTGCATTAACAGCGGTATTATACACACCAGATGTTACAGCTAACGTTATTGCGGCCAATGCTTGGATTTCTAGCGGAACTATTGCTAAATTAGCAGACATCAACGCACAGAAAGGTGCTCGTCGTTACAATGTAACTAACGCTGATGGTACAGATAATTGCGTACTAACAGGTAATGCTTTAGTAGTTACAAACGGTGGTCCGTTAGGTGCAGGTTGGATGACTATTACAGCCACAGACAGCGATGGTAATACTTACTATGTTAAACACTTATGTGATCGTACAGCAACCTTACACCCAATTAACGGTGTACAATTTGTTATTGATCAGAAAGTAGCATGGGTAGTAAGTCCTAACTCACCAGTTAATGGTGTATCAGTTCAAATCGCAACAAATAACTAATTTTTAGTTAATGAAAATAGCGGCTCTAAGCCGCTATTTTTTTATCTCTAACTTTTGTGATAAATAATGTAAACGGAATATTTAGATGGCTACAGTTAAAAAACTCAATGGTAATTTAGTTATACAAACACCATTCAAAACTGGTGTTACTAGTAACATTACCTTAGATACTGATACAGTATACATTACTGGTAACTTATACGTTCGTGGCAACACAGCAGAAATCTCAAGCAATGTTTTAAGTATCACTGATAACTTTATTACATTGAATGACGGCGAAACTGGCGCAGGTGTTAGTACATTAGGTACTACTTCTGGTGTTATTATTGATCGCGGTACACTACCAAATGTTAAATTCCAATGGAATGAAACAGTAAAGAGTTGGCAAGTTAGTGACCAAACTGGTGGCAATTTTGCAAATATAACAACATCTGGCACTGGTTTAACTACAGTATTTGACGATAAAGCGCCTGTATTAGGTGCTAACCTAAATGTTAACGGTTATACTATATATGCCAACGTTACAGCAACTTCTTATATCACTTTGCAAGGTGCGCTACAAATGAAGTATGCTAATGTTACATACACATCAGCATTAGGTAGTACTGTAGTTAATGCCGCTGCCGAAGGCGCAGGTCAAACAGGGATATATGTAACAGGTACAGCATCTAGTAACGAAGAATTAGTTACAAAACGTAGAGCATTTGGCTTTTCGTTATTCTTATAGGATTTATTAAATGGCATTAATTAGCACAACACTTACACTAGCAACAAGTAATATCTATGCAAGTACAGGCAATACAGTTATTTCAACTATGTATTTTTGTAATTGGGGATCAGGTGCAGCTAACTTGAACGTTTGGGTTACTGGTAATGGAGCTCCATATAGCACTACAGCTAACATTGTATATAAAGAAATTCAAATTGCTCCGTCAGATACCTATGTTGTTGACAAAGAAAAATTAGTTTTAGCTAGCGGTGATTATATTAGAGCTAACTCGGGTGGTTCAATTAGTGCAACAGTAAACTACGTAGGAATCTAATTCATGGGACGCATGCTTAAAAATCAAGTATTCAGTGGTGCGGCTTATGCTCTAGGTGTGCCAACTGGGACTAGTACTGTTGGGCCTAACCCAGCCGCTAATGCGCAAGTACGTTGGAACACCACTACAAACAAGTTAGAATTCTTTTCTAACACATCCGGTGTAGGCGGGTGGAATGCTGTGGCCACACAAGGCAATGTTACTATATCTTCATTTAGTCCAATAGGAGCTGATGGATCAAAAACACGCTTTTGGAATCCGCCGGTGCCGTTTGTGTCAGGCGACGAACTTAAAGTTATAGTTCATGCAGGATCAGTGTATCAGATCCCTAACACCAACTATACATTCGATGGCACAGGAAATATTATTTTTAGTAGCCCCCCAAGTAGCGGCGCAACTATCACAATCATTAGCGGATTCGCAAGCACAGTTTCAAACATAGCTTAATTATCCAGATAAATAGTGTAAAGGTTGGATAATTATTAATGGCAATCAGTCGCATTCCGGGGTATTCACTACTAAGTAATTTAGACCGCCAAGGTACAGACCTTAGTATAACCTCATCTGGCCTAACTCTACAATACTGGGACGTAACAAACTACCGTATTGGTATTAACAACAGTGCACCGCAATACGATTTAGATGTTAGCGGTAACATTAATACTAGCAATGGACATGTTTATACTGGGGCCAATGTAAGTTACGATCTCGGGACTACAACTAATTGGTGGCGCACTGGTTATTTTGCTAATGTGCAATCTAACTATCTTACAGGTACGTTAGTAACTGCAAATCAACCTAATATCACTAATGTTGGTGTACTACAAAACTTAACTATTTCCGGCAATCTAGTAGTAGCTAACGTAAGCATAGGCAACTTGTTTGTTGGCGGCAATCTAAACGCTGGTAACAATAGAATTATCAACGTTGCAACTCCAATTACAGGTACAGATGCTGCAACTAAATCATACGTTGATAGTGCAATTTCTGCAGATGTTATAGGCAATGTAATTCCGTTAGGTACTCCGTCAGATGGTAACTTAGCTGGCAACAATGCAGCCTATTTAGGCTTTACTACATCTACTACTGTTACAGATGCTATTGATATTTTAAATTCAGTGGCAGAAAACTTGTTTACTAATACCTTTGTTCGTACAGTTACATTCTCAAGCAATGTAACAGCAGGTGGCCAAGGTCAAACTATTTTATTAACAATGGTACCGCAAGGTAATGTTAACCAATATGTAATTAGTTGGGGTGACGGAAGTGCAAATACTACAACAAGTTCTACTACAGCCACACATACCTACGCTACTAATGCGGGTACTCCGTTTACTGTAGCGGTTACAGCAACCAACACCAATGGTGCTGTGCCAAGTAATTCAGCGGCATTCCAAATTCCTGGGTACATACAGATTTACGGTCCTAACCCAGTGATGAGTTACAATCTGTATAGAACTAATACAGGTGGAACAATTCTTAGTGGTAATAATTTATATGCCATCCAAGGTAATACAATTTATCTACAAAATACCACAACCAACACAAATACCAGCACAGTAACTTGGTCAGTACTGTGGGGTGATGGTACAGTATCTAACATAGCAAACAATACAAGTCCTGGCGGGGTATTAGGTGCTAACTTGGCCTATACATATAATGGAAATAGTGGCTCAGGGCAATGGGGTGTTAATCTAGCATTACTAACAGATAATCTTGCTAACCCAGCAATCTTACCGCTATACTCAAACGTAGCATTAAAAGTCTATGCCAACGTACCAGCTACACCATATGGTGTAAGTACACGATCATTAACATACGGCACAAGTGTAGGTACAAGTCCGTACCTAGCAGCTAGTGTTACAGATAACACAGGCGGAACAACATTAACAGTCGGAGCTTCAGTTAACCGCGCTACCTACAATCAAACTACTGTTAGTGCCAGTGGTGGTACAATAACTAACACATTAACTTATAATGCTAATGCAGGAGTTTTAGCTTCTTTAGTCAACGGTGTAGACTCGGGTAATGTTAATTTTGCAAACTCACAAACAACAGGGTTATACGGCAATCTTTGGGTCATTACTCTTAGCGATTATAATTTATTTGCACAAACAGGTGCTGCAACAACCTTTGCTAGCTCGATATACTATCCAGGTTGGGGGTCTGGCTTTACGGCCAACGTTACCGCAACTGGTAGCAAATTACCTATAGGCATAAACAGATTCGGCATAATACATTCAACAACTGGTAGAACTAGTAACGTAGACTTTGTAGTTGACAATATAACATCAGTTCCAACAGCGGCATCTGGTATTACTATACCTAGCACCAACGGTACTTACAGATATGTTTCTGGTGTACCATATTATAATACAGGTAGTCCTACTGTGTTAGTTGGTAATACTACTATCAGTAGTTGGATAGGGCAAACATATTATAACGGCAGTCCTGTGAGCATCAGCACAGGGCAATTCCAAGAAGGTACAAGTAGTGCCATAGTCACTGCGGCTACGTATACCTACGCAACGGTAAGCAACACTGCGGTAACAATGTTAAGTGGTGGTACACCTATCGCTAATACTGGAGCATACAGTTCATATACATTAAACCCACTAACAGTATCAGTAACTGCATCGGCTGTTCGTAGCATAGCAAACTTAGTATTAACTGTGACTAGTGTTAATGGCACTAGTTCAAACTACTATACAAACACAGCTATCCAAGTACACACAGCAGCACAAAGTGGTATTAGTGAAATTGCTATATCAGCAAATACATCAGCTAATACAAACCCA